GGCTGGCGCGACCACCCATTGGATGCGAATGGACGACGGCTTCTACCGCTCCAAACAACGCAGCAGCTGCGTAGTCAGAAGGGTTGATGACAAAATCTTGTTCTGGGTCGTCAGCAATGTTTCGACAACGCCAATACTGACCATTGACTAAAACGCCGCAGGCTTCTTTTGGTGCCTGCTGCAATGCGTGCTTCTTTGCGTCAGATTTGAAGTCTTGCACCAGGGAATCCTCCAAACGGCAGATCGCCAGACGTGAACCGCTTCTCACAGCTGGAAATCTTCTTGGCGCACTTGTCGTTTGCCGCTGATGTCGGGTTGTCGTTCAAATCAAAACAGCTGCTGCCGGTGTAACCGCAGAAAGGTCCGCGATACTCCCACTGACAATGCTCAACAACCTGACGACGAGGCAAACGCAAGTTGGTCAGGTCAAGCTTGCTGACAAGCTCAAACTCAACCAGCTGCGGGTTTTCGTTGGCAACGCGGTCGATATACCAGATCTCATCCTCAAACTTTGCGGTTGGATCTGCCGTTGCATTCGTTCCACCCGTGAAGTTGACTGCATCCAAAAATTTCTTGCAGGTTCTGATTCGTGTCACCTTTGCTTGCAAAGGGTTATACAGAACCAGCAACGTCGAAATGGCGTTATTGGCATTTGCGACCCGCATGCTGGGACGCGGCAACGTCCCCTTCGTCGTTAGCTCAAACCCATCAACCTCAATTGGAAAAGCAGCATAGG